TTCCATCTGATTGGATTTATCACAATGTATACCACTTTAGTGAAGATCAATATGATGAATATAGAGATTTAGTTAGAGAAGATTCTAAACGTAAATTTAGAAACGCTCAAATTGAAGCAGAAGGTAATGACCCTGTAGCAACAGGAAAATCATATGGTACTCCTCATGATTTAGCTTCATTATATGGTATGGGAAGAACACAATCTGATCCTGCTAACGTACCTGCTGGTTATCAAGTAGACCAACCACTAGGACGTCCTGAAGATTCAATTACTACAAGAGGTAAACAAGAAAATAACTTTGGTAAAGATCCATTAGGAGTTAAACGTATGAAAGATACGGATAAAAACGATGGTACTGGTAGACCTTCATTATCTGAATTTGAAAGTCCAAAAGTTACATTTTTGAAAAATAAACAATTATTCGAAGCCTTAGATAAAAAACACTTAGTATTTAACTCAGAGCAAGATAGCAGTTCGCTTCTTGATGAATCTCAACTAAGAGACTAATATTTATAAATAAATATATTTTTGATGAAAATTAAACACTCAAAATTTAAGAACACCGGGATCTTATTTGAACTGCTAGTTAGACAAATAACAGCGGATACCTTAAAAGGAGGTGATTCACCTGCTATTGATCTATTGAAAAATTATTTTGTAAAAAGCGAGTTAGGTCGCGAATATAAATTATACGAATCAATATTAAAGTCTAAGGTGTTGAATGAAAGTAGAGCAAATTTATTTG